AATAAGCATGAGCAAGGTTCATGTTAGCGTTCTGGTCATTAGGGTCAATGTTTAATGCAAGGTTACATACATCTTCTGCGTTCTTCCATTCAGAGGTCTGCACAAAACTAGCTGCTGCATTACTATATGCTAATGCGTAATTGTTATCTAATTCTGCTGACTTTAGAAAACATTTAATGGCATCTTCAAACTTATCGAGTTCATGGTAGGCACGACCTAAAGATGTCCATAGTGCTTTGTTGCCTGGACTCTCTTGTAATGCACGTCTGAAATATTGATAAGCTAATGCCGGTTGGTCACCCATTAAATGAATGTAACCCATAAAGTTTAGAGTTGCATCGTTATCAGGATATTCTTCTAATACTGCATTAATAAGCGGTAATGCGTTTGTGTAATCTTCTCGATTAACTAAATCGTGTATTGCTAATTGTATTCTTTGTAATTCTTTTCTATCCATGTTTCTTTGTTGTTGTTTTTAACCAAGGATAGTTTGTGTTTATTTCTTTGAGTAATTCTTTTGTTTGGTCTTTATTGTAAATGTCTATGCCTTTTTGTTTTAATTGCATCTCAATAACAGGCGGGATACTAGCATAGTGTACCCATGATTCTTTAACACCCTTTGCCCAAGCATCAGGATTGTTTTGTGCTTGTTTTAACTTTTCCACAAGTGGAGTAAAGTCTTGCACATTGTGTATCATGTGGATGTCATTAACAGGGTCGTAATCGTAATATTGCGTAACACCTGTGAGTGGGTCTTTATCGAATAATATTGGCATAATAAAAATAGAGGGATATTTCTATCCCCCTATTATAAATCAATGTTGATTAAACACCAACACCTTGAACTTTAGCATGAGCATCAGGGTTATTCACCACTAATGCGTATTCTGCTGTCATCAAGTATTTAGTAGAGTCACCAGTTTTAGCTAGTTCTTCTTTTGTGATTGGACGTAAAGATGCTACACCAACGTATTGTGGGTCTAAGCATAATACAGCTTCGTCACGCATGAATCTGTCTAGTTTAACTGTGTGATTACCATAGTCTGAAACATAAACGTCAGCAGCAGCAGTAATAATAGCTTCATTAGTACCATTTACCATGTGACGTTTTTCAGCGATACCAGCGAAAGCTGAGAATAGCTTTTTGTTTTTAGAAGACATAAGAATAGTTGTTGGCTCGCCACCATCTACCCATGCTGCTTCTAATGCTGATTTTAAATCTGCTTCAACGAAAGTACCTGCTGTACCATCTGTTGGAGCTGCAACTGTACCAGATGAGAAACCTGGAGTTGTTGCTGTAGATGCTGCTGTTGCTTTAACGCTGTTACCAGCAATCCATGACTCGATACCTGCTGAAGAACGAGCTGTACCTGCGCCACCTGCTGATGATGCTTGGTTACGTACTAAAGCAAATTCCATGTCACGTTTAAGTTCTTTACCAGCTTTCATTAGTTCATAGGCGACTTGACTTTTTCTCCCGTACTTCTTGACCACGTCATATGTGTTAGAAATATTGACGGTCTTACGAGAAATCTGTGTGTAGTTACCTAATACAGTTGTTGCTGCTAAAGTAGCGTATGATGCGTCATCACCTTCAAGCTGTCTGTTAGCTGCTGCTGCAGCTAATACGTCTGTTTGCCATTGGTGATATGTTTGACCTGCTGTTGATTTTTTAGCCATTGATAACAATGGTGTGTCTTCTGGAGATATATCGTAAATAATATCTTCAAAATCTTCTGCTATACCTGCACCGGTATAACTATTGGTTGCTGAAACTGCCATGATTAAAACTCCTTAAATCATTTGTTCGATTAATTTAGACGCTAATTCAGAACTACCAGACCTACGTAATTGCTCACGTACTTTCTTGGCATTAGAATTAACAGATGTTTTTGGGTCTTTTGTTCCTGGCTTCACTACAGGTTTGGCACTTGCGACCTTCTTCTTCACTACAGGATTCTTACTCTTAAGTTTGCGCCATTGCATAGCATCATACAAAACTTTAACGTGTCTAGGGTCTACAATAGCGTTCAACTCATCATCAGTAAATCCATATTCTTTCCCAGTGGTAACAACTTCTTGGGTGGTCTCAGGACTCCAATTAGGTATTTCTTTGGATAGAACTTCTTTACCTTTTTTGATGCGTTCAGCTAATGCTGACTGGTGTTTTGTTAATACTTCTTGCCTCTTGGCTTCAAACTGTGAAACGAGATTGTTACGGTCTTGCTGTAACTGATTGTATGACATGTAATGCTTTTGTGCCTCCACGAAGTCACTATCAGTCAACTTCTGCCAATCCACGTTAGCATATTGGCTCAGTTGTTGGTCTAGGCTCGTGATTTTCGCTACATCTTCAATCAACAAACTATTAAGTTGTTGTTGCTCCATAAACTGTTGTTCTTGTGCTTTTAACTGCTCTTGCATAGTTTCAACAGATTTACGTTGCTCTGCAACTTCTTGTGTTTTCTTTGTGTAGTCAAGTCCTTGTTGGGCTAATGCCACGATTTCGTCAATCGGTTTCTCGATTTCTTCACCATTAACTTTCAACTTAACAGATTGTACAGGTTGTTCCTCATCGGAGTCCTCGTCCTCTACTTCGTCTTCTGTTTCTGGTTCTTCATCTTCGGAATCTTCTACTTCTTCTTCAACGTCAGTAGGTTCTTCTGCTTCGGCTTCCACCTCTACAGTTTCTTCTTCCTCAACCTCTTGTGGTTCTTCTTGAATTTGCATTGCTGCGTCATCTTGAATATCACCAAGCATCGCTTCTAAGCGACTCTGTGGTGACTGCTCTATAGCTTGGTCACTCATTTTACTTCCTTCTTCTAGTTAAAAAACTATTTTACGCTATCACTAACCTGTATCTTAGCCATCTTGCCTGTTTGCATGATGTCGGTTAATGCACGTTCTATTTGGTTTAATGTCTGTAGAGCAATCACTAATCTATTATGGGTTACTTCATCACCCAATGGAGATGTTTGCATTGCTTCTATAATGTTAGATTTAACTTTGGTAAATGCTTCCTGATACACTTTGCTACCTAGTATCTTTTCTGCTTCACCGCCTTTAGTTATTTCTTCGTATGCTTTATCTTTCATTACATTCCTACTTGAGCTTTAATCTGTGCAATCGCTAAATCTGTTTCTGCTTTTAATTGTGCTTTAAAGCGTTCTAGTTCAGCTTGTGCTGCAATCTTCTCACGTTCGATGATAACGTCATTCTCTGAACGGAGTTGCTCTTGTTGTAAGTTAGCCTGTGCTTTTTGTTGAGCAATAGCCATATCACCTTGTGCCTTAGCTTGTTCAATCGCTAATTGACCTTGGATTAATGTATCTTGTGGATTAGGTTGTTTCTGTTGCATACCTTGTGGCATATTAGCTGGGTTAGTCCAGAACTCATCAGGGTTTTTAAAGCCAGCGTTTTGTGTGAGTTTAGCCAATGCGTTGTAAATCTTTTCAGGATTAGTTAAACCAACCTGTAATGCTTTCTCTTGTAATTGTAAGATAGCATTGATGTGCATCAGTTGTTGGTCTTTGTTACCTGCGCCCAAGCCTACAGAGATAGATAAGTCTTTACGATTCTTCCATTCTCTTGGGTCAACATTTACCCATTGGTTTCTAATACGTACAATATCAGGCTTGGTTACATTCTTTCTGACTAAACGATGCACCAACATAAATAAGTCTTTAACACCGGTCTCTGCAAATGTTCTAGCCACTAACTCTAAACGTTGTTGAGCTGCTGACATAATTTGTTGCACACCAGTAGCCGTTTTATTTAAGCTATTAGCATCTAAACCTTGGTTGTAAGCAGTAATGCCTGTGCGCTTCTCTTTCATGCTATCCATGTACTCAACCATGCTAAATGATGTTTGAGGGAATGGAGCGTGTTGTAATGGGAGTATAGATGCACCTGGTTCACCTTGTACCCGCACAATACCACCTGGTCTTGATGTGAGCATATCGTCTAGGTTTACTCTATCAGAGATAGCGTAACGACCATTGTTAGATAAATACATATTATCTAATTGACCACGGATAAGTGTAGACTTAATCATTTGAATGTCTTTGGTTAAGTCTGTATAGGAACGACCAACGTGTCTGTGTGGCATGAGCATAGGAGAGATACACGCAAATGGCACGTGGTCGCATGACTCGTCTTGATAGATGATACGATTACCTACTAATACATAACGATGACGTTCACCATTCACTCTAAGATAAGTATCTCTTACTAAGATGTCTGTAGTGTCTACAGCTCTATCGTATTGTTCTGAATATATATCACGAGCATTAGATTCAATTTCAAACTCATCTTGCTCTGCCATGATGGTGTTTAGTTCATCTTCATCAACATCAAATATTTCTGCTACTTCCGATGGAGACATGAGTTCACGATGTTGAACGAAACGTGCTGTATTTAAATCTACACCATTACAGTCTACAGAAACCATAATGTTTTCAGGTGCTACGTTCTTAATCTTAATATCACCTGTCATCTCTTTAACACGAATCTTAACATTATGTAACATGGGTTGCATAAATGCCTGCATAGATTCTTGTTCAATACTAATTGCTCCATCTTCTTGCTCAACATCTGGCGGGGTCACCATTTGTGGAGTCAGTGGCATTGGAGTTACAGATGGGTCAGGATATGTTTCATGCTCTAGTATTTCTACATTATCATCTGATGCTAACATATCTAATTGTGCATCAGTTAGACCTTCGTATTCTTCTTCTTCTGCTTCTTCGTATTCTTCGTGATAAACCTTAACGTATCCGTTTTTAGAGAGTAGTGCATCTTTAAACCATACATAGAATATCTCGAACCCATTGTTCTTTTCCATAACAATGTGATTAACGTAATCTGTTTCTTGTTCAGCAGCAGCTTGGTCTTCTGGACCTTTTGGTTCAAATGCTACAACTTCATCACCGGATACAAATGGTTTAAGTAATTGTGGTAATGCAGATTCAATCGTGTCTTGTACATCGTAAGATACAACTTGTGAACGTCCTTCTACTTCATTACCAAACTTCTCACCTAAATAGTAATTAATAGCTTCTGCACGTTCAGATGATAACTGTGCATCGTTGATACCATATGCAATCTGTTCCTCGTTATCTATCTTACTAAGTATTTCTTCGTCTGTCATTTTTTCCATAATGTACCTTATTTATTCTTTTTTTCTTGGTCTTTTAATAATCCACCAATAGGAAGTGCTATCATTCCTGATAACAAATCTGGCTCATTTGCTTTTGCTGGGTCAAATGCTGCATTAACTGAACGAATATTTGCTGGATTAAATATAGCATTTGATTGACCTTTTTCTCTTGTAATTGGAGTAGTTTCTTTAGCTATATATCCATCAAAACCTGCATCTTTTATAATTTTTTGAACATGAGGTTTTTCCATTTCATCCCATGAACCATTAACAAAAGAATTATTGTGCCATTTCCATTCAGGTTTTTTTAATACATCATCTATTTTTTTCAGATGTTCTGGATTATTGCTATCAAACAAATTACCTTTTTTATATAATGGAATAATTCTTCCATTTTCATAAGTAACTTTTACACCATTTATTTCTGATACAGGATGCTCACTTCCACTTTTAAATACTGAAGCAGAGTATCTATTAGCTAATTCTGGATTACTAGACATATAAGTAGCACCTCTACCAATATCACCTTCTCCTCCATACATTTGAGAAATTCTTGTGCTTTGATTTGGATTAAATGCAGTAAAATCTCTATTAGTTCCATGATACATAATATTTTCTGTATCAAATCCCATAGCTTTTGCTCTATCCATAGCAGTATTGCCTTTAGGTAATCCTAGCATTGTTTCTGCATTTTTAGATGCTATTTCATTAGCTAATTCCATTTGTGTTTTATTAACTAACTTGGTAGTTCCTAACAATCCACCGCCCATAAAGTCCATACCAGTTTGTAATGCAGATTCAGGATTCATCATTGCTTGAACTCTGCCTTGTGCAGCTGCGCCTAATTCATCTACTGCGCCAGATACATTGCCTTGTGTTAGCAATCCAAGCGGAGTACGCATAAACTTATCCTTGTATTCGGATAAGTCTGGGACATATTCTTGGGCTAATAACATTAAACAATTCCTAAGTTTTGATAATGTATCTCTTGATGTTGCCATGTCTCGTTAGAGAACTTGTCAGCAGATACACATAAATATCTAAAAGCGTCTGCACCATGAGAGTATTCATCATGTAATGGTGCGCCTGGTTCATTGGTTGTTGCACTAATAGAACGTCTGTAGTGTTTAAGACACTCTATTAAACGTTCGGTTGATTTATCAAAGTAACAGCGATGAAAGTTAATCCGTGCTAGTTTGATACCTGATTCAACATCTAGTCTAGGAACGATTCGTACATCCCAACCATGTCGTCTCATAATTTCTTCTGCTGATGTACCATACTTAAAGTCTTTGGTTTGACCATCATGCGGTAAATACATCTGTCCCCAATT